ATAGACAGAGTGGATACTACGATTGCCGATACCAGCCAGGCGGTCGCACGCGCGCTGGTCACACTGGATGCAGAAGCTGGTGGCAATATCTCTAACTCAACGGACCTGACAGAAACTCTTGCTGATTTCACCCAGGCTTCGGCAACAAAAATCAACACTCTGACTGTTAAATCAGGCGAAAACAGTGCAGCGATAAACGTCAACGCACAGGCTATAGCAGATGTAAACGGTAACCTCAGCGCGATGTATAACATCAAGGTGGGGGTGTCCAGTAACGGGCAGTATTACGCTGCCGGGATGGGTATTGGGGTTCAAAATACACCCTCCGGCATGCAGTCACAGGTAATCTTCCTGGCAGACCGTTTCGCCGTGACTACTATGGTCGGCGGGACTGTAACACTGCCGTTCGTTATCCAGAATGGCCAGGCCATTATCAGGGATACAGTCATTGGCGACGGGACCATAAGCAATGCAAAAATTGGCAATTACATCCAGTCGAACAATTATGTTGCCGGCTCTGTTGGCTGGAAACTGGATAAGTCCGGGACGTTTGAGAACTACGGTTCGACAGCTGGGGAGGGAGCCATGAAGCAGACCAACCAGACAATCAGCGTCAAGGATGGCAACAACGTTCTGAGAGTGCAGGTTGGCCGATTAACGGGGGTGTTCTGATATGGCTTATGGAATACAGACCTGGGATGCTTCGGGAAACCCCAACAACTACGGAATCAAGCCCGTTTCCGTTGTTGGACGTATACAACTTGCCGCCGGACAAAACTCCGGCAGCTGGTCTTTCACTGTACCCTCAGGAATGAAGGTCGGTTTTGCGCTCTCACTTGATGAAGGAGGTAACAGCGTAGGGAGGAGCATTGTCGCGTCAGGGAACACAATAACCGTAACCGCAGCCTCTTCTGTGGGCCTGGGTAATTACCCGGCCTCTAAATGTGAGGTGGTCGTTTTCATGGAGAAAGCATAATGGCCGAATTTGGCGCGATGATATTAATGGATAACGGGAATCCCTTTGTAACGCCACAATCAACGCCTTTCTGTCTTTACGGGAAGTATACCTTCAATTCATCCGCGAATGGCAGTTCTCAGCAGGTTGCTCAAAATATCGCTTTAAACGCTGATTACCCAGTGATGGTTTTTATCAAAACCACCAATACAGCACAGCCCACTCCGGTTATGTCTTACAGGAACGGCGGTAATGTGTATGTTGCTGGTGTTAATCCCTACAACCAAAGTTTCACTTTAACGGCGTACGTTTTTGCCATATTCCCGCAGATATTACCGAAATGGGGTTTGGCAATATGGGATGCGAGCGGAAAGCTTGTGTTAACTAATGAGTCCCGTGTGCTATCAGACCTGCAGACGGTTGGCACGCCTGGTGCAAACGGCGGGATAAATATTGACCAGACGCTGAGCGGGTCATGGGCCGTTGCACCTGCTCAGTTGGGTCAGACCATCATTGTGAATAATTCAACCCAGCCTCCGACTATCTACACGATAAATGCTTATTCTTCATGCAGGTTTGACGGGGCCAATACGAGGATAAACGCAGGGGGGACCTCCACTGGGGCAGGTTCACCTGGAGGGGGAACGAATACTGGCATTTCATTAACCGCCATAAATACAGCGGCCTATGATTGATTGATCGTTTTTAGCGATCAATAACATAATATTGATCTATCCAATCAATTATACCCACCAGAATTGTATTGGTATCGTCTAAGATACTGAATTCCTCTGGATACTATCAAAATGAGAAAACTGATTATCTGCATGGCAGGCGCTGTCATGCTTACAGGATGCGCTGGCGTAATTGAGAAACAGGAACCAGTTTGCAGCGGCACTGCAATCGTTGGCGGTCAGGAAACTACGGTTCAGATTTACGGTGTGCGTAAACAAAACAACCAGACGCAGTACCGGGCTGGATATCCTTTCAGCTGGCGCTGGGTAAGTGCGAATACATTTACCGAAACAACCTGCAAATAACCCACTACGCTTAAACATAAACCTCGCTCCGGCGGGGTTTTTTTATTGCCTGGAGAAAATATGCTTTATAACACCGGCACCATCGCCATTAATGGAAATACCGCCACCGGGACGGGTACAAACTGGACGGCACCGGCCAGCCAGGTTCGCGCTGGCCAGACAATTATCGTGATGTCTAACCCGGTGCAACTGTTCCAGATTTCATCCGTGAACAGCGCCACGTCAATGACGGTTACGCCTGCCGCTTCCCCGGCGCTGAGCGGCCAGAAATACGCCATTCTGGTGTCAGACATTATCTCCGTGGACGGACTGGCCCAGGCAATGTCGCAGCTCATCAAAGAGTATGACGAGAACATTGGCGCGTGGGAGACGTTCGCCACTACCTCAGCAAACCAAAGCATCACAGTTACCATCAACGGGACCACCGTAACCATCCCTGGCATCGGTAAACTTGCGCAGAAAGGGAGCAACGGTGCGCTTGCAATCGCTGACGGCGGGACCGGGGCAACGACGGCAGCAGACTCTCGCACAAACCTCGGTTTGGGTATTGCAGCTACACTAGATGTCGCTACCTCTACATTAGACACCGATATTAATCGCTTATTATTCCCAGGTTATCATGGTATTGGCGGTGCAGGTGTGACGGTTAATGATCCGGGCGTTTTTGCCACAAATAATAATGGATTCTTTTCCGGGCCCGGGGCCGGGGGATCTAATTTTCACGATTCATACATGCCTTTTCTTAATCTTGTGCGCACCTCGGGCAGGCAATCACAGCTCCAGGTAAGCATAGCTGGAGTACTTGCGACGCGTGTGAAGGATGTAGATACATGGAGAGCATGGGCCCCAGTGTGGAGCACTGTGAATACCACGAAGGCCAGCGATGGCACCCTGAAGGCGGCATCGCCGGTGGCACGTATAGTAAGCAGCAGGGAAGAAAACGAACGTACAGACGTGGATGAAGAGGGCTTTACCTGGTGCGGCTGCGGTACCTCAAACGCTGAGGCGGAGGGGATCAATATCTCCCGTCTTGATACGGGCGTATATGTTCTTACCGGTTCTGCTGGGCTGGCTTCTGAGGGCTGGCAGCTTCTGCCGCCTATGGATCCGGGAGGTATGGGTGAGCTTGGTATTGTCGAGGCAGAACAGACGGGGAGTGGAGGTCTAACGATCCGCCTGTTCAGACGCAAATACATGCTTACCGAAAATGGCGAGATGGTGAAAACCAAAGGTGAACCGATGGACGTACCGGCGAACAGCTGGATCGATGTTCGCTTGGATATGCCCGCAGATTCACTGTTTAACCAGCGGATGAGCCAGAAGCCGGAGATTTAGCGTCGCCCTCTAATGCGCTGACGCGGATTGCCAGCTCTTTGATTGCCGCCAGCGCATCGAGCACCAGAGGATTGAGGTCTAGGGTCATTTTCCCCGACTCCTCAGCCGAGTGAACATATTGCGGATCTATCTTTTCCAGTTCCTGAGCAACAACACCTCGGCGTATCGTTTTCTCTTCATCAGCAAGGTAGTAGAAGGTCTTAAAATCCATTGCCACGATGTTGGCCAGAGACACTTCTAAATTAAGTTCTCCAGTAACCTTCTTGAAATTTATGTCCGATGTACCTGCAGACTGCAGCTGCGCCCACGGCGCTGATGATTTTGGTGTTTGAGGGTCAGTGGTTTTTAGAAAACGGCTGAATACCGCACTACCGTAAGTAATCCACAGCTGCGCAATTCGCTGCCCGGTGTAGGAACTCTGAAACCCACAGCCATTCGTAGGAGCCCACAGAGTATTGCCATCAGCATCACTGATGAAGGATGAACTGGCATCTGTGGGCTTATTTTGGAGAACAGCACCAACCCCAAAAGCTCCCACCTGCATAACATTCCCTGCCGCAGTTCCGACATCCTTTGTCGCACTACTTCCTAAACCGACGTTTAATAGATTGCCACGGGCCGGCCTGGCCGATAACTTCACCTGATTTTTTTGCAGAATTTATTGGGTGAAAAATATGCAAATTGGCTATGTCAGAGTGTCAACAAATGACCAAAATACAGATCTCCAGCGCCAAGCTCTCGAACGCGCAGGATGTGAACAGGTTTTTGAAGAAAAAATGAGCGGGACGGTAGCGAACCGGCCAGCGCTCAAAAAGCTTCTGCGGACTCTGAATGCGGGCGATACACTGGTGGTGTGGAAGCTGGACAGGATAGGCCGCAACGTTCTGCATGCGCTGTTGATGTTCCAGCAGTTACAGGAAAAGGGTATCAACTTCCGCAGTATTACCGATGGCGTGGATCTCAAAACAGCCAGCGGCCGCTATAACTTTCGTAACATCCTTTCCGCAGCACAATATGAATCTGATCTTAATAGCGAACGTACCTTAGCAGGGCTGGCCGTAGCCAGGGCAAAATGGCGAGTTGGTGGTCGCAGGCCTAAGTTCACGGATGAGCAATGGCGGGAAATGGGGGAGCGGATGGCAACCGGTGAATCACGACAAAGCGTATCAAAAACGTATGGAGTAGGGCTCTCAACTCTGTATAAAAAGTTTCCAGCTAGCTGA